TCCGCTTTAAAAATTAGTTGTCGGCCCCGTACTCGGGTATACACAATCCCAGTGAATTCTTCAGTGATATTGTACGCCGCCGATTTTGTAACCGTAGCGGAAGCAGAGGTTCCAGCACCTGACCCTGAGTTAGCCATAGGGTACAGCGTCATTGTTAGTTGCGCTGGAGCCCCAGTATTTGGATCAGTCGAAGAATTATTAAACGTCAAATCTGGCAACACTCGCCAAATGTACCCAAAGTTGTGGCCGTCACCAATGTCAAATTCGGACGAAGAAATGTATGCATTTATGGGCAAAATCGTACCGGTTTCATTGTTGTTTAGCCCTGATTCGTGGCTAACAATGTTGTACGAATAAGTAGCCGCTTGTGGGTTACGCCGAAGCCCAGAGTCATTCCAAGCGGTGCGAGCCATCGTACCGTAGTACCAAACTTGTTCTAAATAGTTGTAGACCACATAGCGGTCTATTGTGTTGGAATTTGCCGAGCAATAGAACCACCAAACTTCGTTAAACCCTTCATTGGTTCCAGCAAATACTTGTTGTCCTTGAGCCAAATTAATATCGCTATATACAAACTTACGTAAATCGCAATTAAGCGTTTGCACGCGACCGTCGTACATATAAAACTTATCAACACCCATCCAATAGATGACGCCAGATGCAATTACTGCTGCGTTTTGACTTAAGATGGAAATATTGTCGCCAAGGAGCTGAGTACCCCATACAACCGGAGGGCCAAGATATTGGAAGGAATATAAAGTAGAGTCGGTAAATACTACGATCTCTTGTCGGGTTTGGACTGCCGTAACAATTTGTGATCCATGTGATAGCTGCACACTCCCGGCTTGGTTTGTGGCATCCGGTGTCCACTCCAACACATTATTTTGATCCGACCAACGCGCTAGCATTGGGCTTTGCGTTGCCGACCCGTAGTCATTAGCGCCAAATGCAAATACAAACCTATTAGCATCGGACACAAACAAATAGTTTTGGATCGTTGGTACGTCAACCAACTTGGAAATATACACCCCCGACCCAGTCGAAGAAGTATTAACTTGGGCACCATTGGTGTCCAGCAGGTTAGCCGTCAGCCCATTTACGTTGAACAAATAGTACGTAGTCGCAGCCGATATGCCAGTCGGCAAAGACCCAGATGCAGCAAATTGAACCGCTGTGCCTTCTGTAAGCACGCTGGTTAGAGTAACAACCGTAGGAGATGCGGACGTAAACGTAACCGTCCCACCCAAAGTATTTAGCGCTACACCGCGTGTGGTAAGCCCATTGTCAGCTTGCCAGTAATAAATAGCGCCCCCACGGGGCCCATAAATTAAGTCTTGGCCAAAATTATTTTGGCTCCAAATCCGCAAAGAGGAAGTAGTCGTACCGCCCGTACCCCAAACACCAGAACCCCAAGTACCGCCGCCCCAACCACCAAACGGATTTTGATACGCGGAACCTATGCTAATTTGGTACGCAGCCGAAACTGCTGAGCCACCAGTTGCACCCGCCGCGACAGCGGACGAGGTTGTAATTTTATACGAGTTGGCCGTATCAAACGTCATTTGAAACTCGCCATTTAGCAGTGAAGCGTAAGTACCCGTAACACCGCTAAACGTAACGTAATCCCCATTAATAGCCCCATGTGAGGGGGCAGTAACAGTTACTGTTGTAGTACCGTTGCCAAGAAACGGATCAGTCCCAAGAGTAGTAGTCGCCCGAATAGGGGTAACGTCGTAGTACGCGCCGCCGTTCTCAATGTAAAACTTTAAGTTTGTCCCAAGCCCCAACAAATTAAAGTTGCTAAGTGTGGTCCAGTTCCACATTGAGCGGCACACACCAAGAAAGGTGTTCCCGGAAATACGCTCCCACCCACCAATAACTTCGGGTGTACCTTGGCGAAACCGAATTTTGTCGCACTCGTACCAACCGCCTTCAGTTGTGTACCTAGTGTTTTCCCGGTTGACCCCCGGCTTAAACAAAACTTTGGTTAGAGGCATTACTTACTCGCCACGCCTTTGTGCTTTTCAAAGCTGCGCATACCGCCAAAACCCAACAGCCCTGAAAGCAAGACGAGCAATTGCTCAACGTCAAGGTTCGGTGGCGCAGCTAGACCTTGAGGGATTATATCCACACCTTGCCCAAAAGCCCAGCACCACTGCATTAGGGGGTAGCCAAGGAATTGATAAGAAAGACCAAGTACGCCAACCCAACCGACAGCAGGACGCCAACCAGAGACAAATACGCTAGTACTCGCAGCTTCGATCTTATTGATATCCACTTGGGCGAGGTCGGTGGCTTGGTCGATTTTCTTCTCTTCCAAGTCGAGCTTCCGCTCTTCAAGTGCCATCTGTAAGCGTTCTTTATCTGTCGTAATGAGGTCGCCCGCAACTTTCCCCACCCCCTCAATGATTGAGCCAATACCCATCAGATCCATTATTTGAGCCCCCTCAAGGTGCGGTTGATCCAGCCACGCAGGAAGCGATCTTGGACCTTGTCCCGGTTGCAGATCTCCACATACCGCGCAATCTTGGCCAAAGCATAGTCTTTCTTAAAGTGCTTTGGGTCGTAGCGGTTAAGCATCTCTACAGTTTTAGGACCGATCCCACCATCTGGAGTTGCCCCAACAACAATCTGAGCTAGCTTGGCAGCCATCCCTACTCCGGCGTTGACCCCGAAGTTGAAGATACTTTCCGCAACATCTTGGTTCGTAATCTCATCGCCTCGAATACGATCCCAAAAATGTGTTCGATAGAAGTTACGGACCATAGTCGTAAGCGACCCGCCAAATTCTTTGCGGTCAATGAGCGCCCAGCCTTCCCATTGGGGGTTTGGGTTTCTTGCGATTCCTGCATAAGTCATCCCTCCTGTATCACCCGCTAGAGTGGTTAATTGATAGCCGCCTTCATCTTTTAGCATTTTTTCAAATGCTGGTTCAAACTGTGCCATTGTTACCCCTTCTTCAGAGCCATAAATAGCCCCCAAATAACCGCCAAAGAGACCGCCAATGACGCGATCTGGATGATTGGGTCGTGGATAAACCCAAGTATTACCGTTAGCCCAACCCCGGAAAATATCGAAAAGAACAGCACCATCCTCATGTTGAAGACATCGTTCTTGACTACATTGACTACAGTGTCGTGGTCTTTTTTCCGCTTGTTCTTGATGGCTTCTAGCTCATCCCAAGCTTTAGCCCCGTGCTCTTTTATAAACTTGTCTTTGGACACTTGATCTGCCTTGCGCTTGGCATCCATACGTTTCCAGTCATCAACCGAAGCGTCATGATGGTCTACATCGACGCGAGCCAAAGATTTGGCTACTTGAGCACCATGCGCTTGTGCCGTTTTCTGGATGCTGGAATCAACATTCCTAATCAGTTTTTCCGTCTCCTTGGACGCATCTAGTCCAAGGTTGGCAGCGGTTATGCCCGTTTTAAGAGTCGCCATCTTTTCACCTGTTGGACAAGGTAAGCGATAAAAAAGAACGCCCAGCAACAGTTAAAGAACACCTCTCCTATGAGTCCAATGTGTTTGTAGCTGAAGGGGAAGTCCGTACCAAAAAAGGATTGAAGAAGAATGGATATAAAGCATAGGAGACTAGCGCATCCAGCAAACCACATTGGATTGCGGTAATACCACGGCTGATCTGGGTTATGGTGGGCCATCCAAAGAATACCGGCAAAAATAGATAGGTGAGCAAATCCATTGACCCAGATGGAGTTTTGGTAGGCCCAAGCCCAGATCCCCCAAAAGGTTCCACCGTAGTACTCCCCGTACATTATTTGGCTTCCTTAACAGATTTGACTACCTGAAGGATGTCTTCACCCTCATGCTTTTTGAAGTAGTTGCCAACTGCCGACAGAACAAACCACGATGAAAACCCAATAGCCGCACCCAGCGTTAGCGCAAACTCCCAGTCATGAGGATCAAACCCAAGATATTTGGCAACTGGAGAAGCCCCAATAATTGCCGACCCCGTGCTAACACCACCACGAATGGCGGCATCGCGTAAATTCTTTGGCTTGAGAAACGTCAAGATGGCAAGCCCTCCAAAGAGTCCACCAATTCCTGCCGCTGCTTTAGCCGCTGCGGTGCTCATTACGGGTTCAGGCATGATCAAATCGCCGAAATGACAAAGGCAAGAAGCTCGTCATAGCGCACGCCGAGGCGGGTGTAATCAACCGCGCCTTCTGGATACTCTTGAGTCAGAGGATCTTTTTCAACCGGCTTACCGTTGACCACTTTAAAAGTGTCGGAGCAAAACAATCCATAGTGCGAAGCATCCAGCCCCTCGGCAGTGAAGGCATCTTGAACATCCTGCGCGATTACGCCAACATGAATCCGAGCACCATCGCCTTTTTCAACAACAGAATCTTTAAACCGATATTTGCGAATTAGCCCCTTGATACGGACAGCAACTCGTTGTTCTGCGGCGGAAAGCTCTTCAATATCCTGCTTATCGTTGCGGTCGGAGGTATTGATTGTGCCGGTGCCAGCATAAACAGTGGCCCATCTGAATGTAGCACTACCCAGATTTTGGAGATTATCTCCTGTGGGGGTAAGTCCGCCATTAGTGCGACTTAACTTCATTCCCCCGTTTAAACCTATCCAGTAATGACCGTCTGCAACATAATTAATCATGTTTGATGAATCGTCTGTCAAAGAATAGTTTTGACAAAGAATTCTAGGCCCGTTGCTCGTGTATCCTAATACAACTGCATTAACATCTGCGGTAAATAAAGGACTAGTACCAACGCCAATTCTGATCAAATCTTGTGATGTGCCACTAACAAAAGAAACACCCGCATTTTTGCTACCGTAAGTAGTACCGTAAGCAACTAACGCATAACTTTCAGAAATTGTTGTATCAACAACCGTACTAAATTTCAAACATAGTAGTGCGTCGGCTAGGTCAATTGGTGTGACGTTACGATAGCCACCGTAATAATTTCCTCCGGGAGGAGTGGCGGCAGCAGTAAGCGGGCCAAGCAATCGTCCGCTTTTAAAAGAACCTGTTAAATTACCAACCGTTGAAGCATTTGCCCCCGAAACAATAGTAGTACCGTCGTAGGTAAAGTTAGCTGACCCAGCCAAAGACCCACTGCTGTTGTATTGGACTTGGGTATTAGACCCCCCGGCAGAAGCTGTCACGCTTCCCCATGTACCATCCCCGCGCCAATACGTAGAAGCCGAAGCGCCCGTTCCGCTATTAAGATTGGCTACAGGAAGATTGCCCGTGGCTTGGTTGACCGGGATGCTTGTGCAATTAGAAAGGTTTCCGCTGGCAGGTGTGCCGAGCGCGGGGGCAACAAGCGTTTTGTTGGTTAGTGTATCGGTTGTTGCACGTCCTACTAACGTGTCAGTGGCCGCTGGAAGGGTAAGAGAAGTAGTCCCGGCTACCGCCGACGCAATTAACCCCGTAATACCAGACGTTGAGCCATTGAAGTTGACCCTATCGGCGTTAATGTATTGAAAATAATCAATAGCGTTTAGGCTTGTCCCAGCAAACGTAGAATTGGTTTTGTCGTATACAAGGTTTAAAATGCTGTAGTTTCCAGCCAAACTAACCCGCTCTACACTAGTCCCCGCTGAATTTAAGACAAAACTATTTGCTAAAGTGATTGCTGTTCCAGCGCTGGAAGTTACAGCGTTGGATGCAGGACTTGCCGCAAAAATAGCAGAACCGTCAATTTGCAAAGTTCCTGCTGAAACACTTGGCGTGATGACTTGGTAGCAGTCTTTAATTAAAACACTGGCGCTTGCATTAGATACCGCTACTGCCCAGCATTTGTTTCCTACAATAGAAACTACGCCAGCGCCCGTAATTTGTACACCTGATACGCATTGCAATTCAGTATTAATAATCTCAACATAGTTTGAACCTGATTTAACGACTTGCGTATCTACGGTACAGTTTGAAATGTAGGTGTTACCAGACCCTGTAATGGTCAAATTGGTTAACTTGATACCACTAACACGAGCCGCAGCAGACAGTGTCAATGTTCCAGTAATTTGCGTGTTAGCGCCAGTAAGTTCAGAGGTTGCAATTGTTGTGTTTGCGCTTGAAACTGTAGGGCTTTCGCTATAACTTCCGGGGTGAACAATAACAGTATTTCTACCTGCACCAATCAAAGTCAACGCTTTGGTAATTGTCAACACGGGGTTGATTAAAGTGCCGTCACCTGTAGTGTCGTTTCCGTCTTTGCCAACGTGAATCTCATTTGCGTAAATGGTGTAATTTCCTACCGCCCTATTTGTACCACCATTAGCAACGGAAAGGGCAGTTGACAAACTTAATGCATTTGCGCTTAAAGTTGTTCCGTTAAAAGTTAGATTTGCAGAACCAGCCAATACTCCAGCATTGTTGTATTGAACTTGGGTAGTGGAACCTGCCGGGAGAGCAACGGTTGAGCCAACTTTGATAAAGTTCGATCCGTTCCACGCCATCACCGCTTTTTCATTAGCAGCAAATGTAACAGCCGTCCCGCCAGATCCTTTAAACGAAAAGGTGTGCGTGCCCGACAGGTTGTGAACAACGTAAACTTGGCTTGCCGCAGGGACGGTTAGCGTCCATGTGCTTGCGTTTGGCGTTACGTTTAGGATGGCGTATTGCGAAGATGACCCAGTAAGCGCCGTGCCTGTAGATTTAGTTAGCGACGTATCTGCGGTTAAAGAAATAGCGTTGGATCCGGCAACTGCTGAATCAACGTAATTGGTTAGGTAATTATTAACCGTATCGCCCCAAGTGCCAGACAGTTCTCCCTGTACTGGAAGCACGAGCCCAAGGGATGTAGTGTACGAAGATGGCATGACCTAGTTCCAGTTTGGTGATTGTGGGTTGCTGATCAGCACCCAGTTGGGGTTCTGCGCCGTACCAATATTCTGCCAGACAACAGTCTGGGAGTTGTTAATTGTAGTCCACGTTGTGGACTGAACGTTACTTATTAATTGCCAATTTGGAGTTTGAGAATCATCAATTAGCTCCCACAAAAGCCTTGCAGTAAACGCTGCGATACCAGTTGCGGCTTCGCTAAGAGATACGTTGAATGTACCAATATTGGACAGGGTGTCAAGCCCTGACACTGCCTCGGAAATCTGTACGCCAAAAATTCCAACATTGGTAAGTGCGTCAAGCCCGGACGCCGCCTCATCAATTGAGACAACAAAATCAACCCTAGAGGTCTGAACGTCTGCACCAGACGCGGACTCGTCAATCGCAATGTTTAGCGTAGCGGTAGAAGAAACAGAGTCTGCCCCCGACGCACTTTCAGAAACCGACGAAACAAAGATCGCTAAAGAAGATACTGCGTCTAGACCAGACGCCGACTCTGTGACGGCAGACCTAAAATCTGCAAGAGAAGAGATGGCGTCAAGCCCTGACGCTGTTTCAGTTACAGCCGAGAGGAAAATCGCCGTATTTGTTACGGAGTCCACCCCTGACGATGTTTCAGAGACACTAATATTAAACGTACCACCGGGGAAAACTTGATCCGCACCAGAAGATGCTTCTGATACCGCGCTATTAAACGAAGCAAGCGAAGAAACCGAATCTGCCCCCGACGACGCCTCCAGCACGGACGAAACAAAGACGGCTAGGGTTGATACCGCATCAAGCCCGGATGCAGTTTCGCTAACAGAAACAACAAACGATAGGCCAGCAATAACAGAGTCTAGACCAGAAGCCGACTCAGCCGCAGTAACAACAAAGTCTGCGCGTGAAGTCTGAACATCCACCCCAGACGCTGTTTCTGAAATGGAAACCAACATTGAAACAACAACAGAAACCGCATCTACACCCGATGCCGATTCTGAAATGTTTACGCTGTAGAAACCCGCAGCGGTGGACGAATACGGCGCAGCACTGTATGGACCGTCGCCGTACAGCACAACTACTCAGGCTTGTTGATTTGTGGAAGAGCCTGATCGCGTAGCACCTGAATCAGCTCTGCAACTGCTTCATAAGGGGCTTTGCCCAGAGCGGCCATGATGACGTTAAGCTGGTTGACGGTCAGGGTAAGGGTGATGTTTTCCATTAGGGAGTCCGATTACGGGGTTGGTGGGATAGGGGCAGGTGCCCAAGGAAGTGGCTGTTCTACCACGGGGTCGATCTTAGCAGCAATCTGCTTTGCGATTTGTTCATCAACGTGTTCGGCGTAAGCCCCAACGACAACCGGCTGAATCCAGCCAAGCACGATGTCTTGAGTAAGCTCGTTGAATGGAACAAACGTGCCCGGAGTAACAGAAGACGCCGTAAATGGCGTAGCCCCAGCAAACGTACCCGTGTTGCCGTTCTCATCCGTGCCGGTCTTGGTCCAGTACGTCTGCACAACTACCTCAGAGTATTGCCCTTCGGTCGTGGTCTTTAGGCCGGTAACAGCCCATGTATAAGTGATTGCCATGATTGTCCTTTATATGGCAGAGATAACAAAAGCAAGAAGTTCATCATACCGTACGCCAAGAACAGTTTTGTCCACTGCATCTGCTGGGTATTCGTTAGTTAAGTCATCGCGTTCAGCCGGAACATCGTCCACTACTTTGAACGTATCGGAGCAGAACAGAGCGTAGCGGTTTGGGTCTAACCCTTCGGCAATAAACGCATCCTGAACGTCTTGGGCGATTACCCCAACGTGTATCCGTGCGCCGTCGCCCTTCTTTTGGATAGCTTCTTTAAACTTGAACGCTTTGAACAAAGACTTGATCCGCACCGCCACGGCTTTTTCAGCAGATTCCAGATCGCGGATTTCATCTTTTTGGGTGCGATCAGAGGTGTTGATCGTGCCGGTGGTGGCGTAAACAACTGTCCACCGAAAAGAGGACACACCCAGAGAAGTATAGTTATCTGTTGCACTACGGAGGGACGTAGGTGTTAATCTGTACCAATCAGTGTCAGCGGCAAGAGCACTATCGTACCCACTAAGATTAAAAGAGCCGGTGCCAGAGTAGGTACCAAGTAAACTCATTTTAACCGAAGTAAATTCAACATTGCTAGTATTTACTGAATTTGCTTGGAAGTACAAATTACCACTAGCGATTGTGTTGTTAATTCCGCCAAATAATGTATTGCGTGCATAAATTTGCGCGGTGCTAGTCGTTACCGCGTCTGGCTTGGTTTGAATCCAATCAACCATTCCGCCATAAAAGCTACCAAAGGTGCTAGTTACCGCTGTGGTTTTGCTAAATCTAATTATTGACTGGTTGGTTAAAGTTGAAGTGGTGTTTACCGCTTTAAATGCTTCGGCCACACCTCCAGCAGTCTGGTGTTGGATTGTGTTTTCAACCAAAAACGCTTTGCTGGCATACACACGAACCCAAGTAGCATCATTCATGTAGATGCCGCCACCGTAGGTGTTGTTGTACCAGCCTACGGCTCCATTACTATAAATCCAATTGTTAACGGTTATAGTATTAAGATTAGAACCGCTGTTCGGATCTAAGTAATACCCCGTGTTGTCGCTGTCGTAGAAAACTGGCGCTTTAAAACTACCGGCAGCGGTGACGTTTCGGCTTGAGTCCCAAGTCAACAACCGACTTGCGCCGCCATAAGACCCCGGCATACTGATGTTACCAATATAAACCGGATTTGTAGTTGCTGAACTGCGAAGGGTAATTCGTAAATAAGGGTTTATGCCTGAGTTATTGCTTATATTTCTAACGTAGTTATACCCCGGCCAGTTTGAACCAATGCTTGTTTCAGCTAATAACGTGGTCCAACTTGATCCGGTAGTAGAACCTTCAATAGTGACGTATACAGTTTCACCTTGAAAAGTGCCAGAAACAACAATACCATTCCAAAACCGATAACCAAAGCCGTTCCATGTAAACCGAACCCTTGAGTTCGTGGTGGTAATGGTGTAATTACCGCCATAATTCTGTGAAAGTTGACCGGTGAAACAATCCGTAGGCACCGAAGTGCTTACCCAAGAGCTGCCGTTCCAGTATTCTGCGGTCGTAGGGGGGTTGAACTGGAACAAGTCCGTCATTACCCCATCACCTAGCGCAGTTGAACCTGCTTGCAAAATCTGCAAAGAGGCTGACGAATTCAAAGCCCCCGTTTCAGCAGTATCTGTACTTCCATACCACCTAAAAGAAGCGGCACCAACACCGGACACTGCTTGCACATAACTTAAAACAGAAGTGCCGTTAGGGTCAACGTAGTAGCTAGGGTCGTTGCTGTCGTAGAAAATTGGGGCGCGAAGACTACTGTCCGACTGAAAATAACCTGATTTAACTTGGTCGTTAGTCCAAGTTGTAATCCCATAGGCCCACGAATTCCATACGCCGCTACTGCTTCTAGTACGGATTGCGAATAAATTTGTTGGGTCAGTATCTATCCAAATTTGAGCGCCGTAAGTAGATACATTAGACCAAGTCATACCAAGGATATGACCGTCGTTAGTGCTGGGGCCGTAACCAAGCGTATAAATCAAAGAGTTGGCATTGGTTGGAAACGCGGAATCAGCCGCAACAACAGTACCGCCATTTGGACTATAAAGATTTGTTACACTTGTTGCCGGAACTGAACCAGCAGAATCGGCATATCCTGCATAAATCTTTGACCACGATCCCCAACTGCCGCTTTCACGAAACCGCACTGAAATATAAGGGTTTCCGCCTGTTGCAGCTCTAGGCCAATATAATTGCGAAGCATAACTAGAATACGAATAGTCGTTACCAAGGCCAAGACCTACCCCATAGTATTGAGTAGCCCCCGATATGCCGGGGCCATTGGTGCTTCCTTGGAGATAAGTAAATCCATAGTTACTTACTGAATTAAAGTCAGTATAAGTAGTGTGGTTTTGCCCCATGTTATTGAAAAACTGCACAGCGGTGAGATTGCTCACTGTTACAGCGTTTCCAGTAATGCTAATACCCCAAGTGCCGGATGCTCCGGTACCGGTCAGGGTGGGGGCGTAGGAGTTGTAGTTACTAGCGGCTAGAACTTGGCTGCCGTTTAGAGTGATGTTGCTAGAGGCGTTAAACGTGCCGCCGTCAGTAAACTTAAACCGTTCAGTAGGCGTACCCAATACGTTGGTCATAAACCGGTAGACCCAACCGGTGTTATCGCCAAACTGCAAATAATAGGTATTTGGGCTTGTGGCGTTGCCAACAATGTAGTTGCCCGATATGTTGCCGCCGGTCAAATTGGCCGCATTAGTAGCCGACGTAGCAGTGGTGGCGCTTGTGGCTGTCGTAGCCGTCGCGGCGTTGCCGCTAATCGAAATACCCCAAGTACCCGAAGCGCCGGTGCCAGTCAGGGTGGGGGCATAACTGTTGTAGTTGCTAGCGGCAAGAACTTGACTACCGTTTAGAGTGATATTGCCCGTTGTGTTTAGCGTAGTCCCATCAAACGTCAGCGCACTACCTCCGGTGGCAACGCCTGATCCGGTGTAATAGAGAACCCCGTTAGTGGTGGTGCCTCCGCTGGCTTGGACCAAAGTCCGGGCGGCTGATTGCGTGACGAATACGTCCTTCGTTCCCGCTGAGAACGTGACTAATGAACCGCTATTGCTCGATGCAAGGACGGTCGTGCGAGCTAGGTTGGCGCTGGTAGCGTCAAGGGTTCCAAAGCCAACTTCCCACTCATTCGCGGTCTGATGAGCAATGGTGTAGTAAGTGGTATTGCTGTTCCCAATACCAGACGCAAAGGTGCGAAACCCTGTGACCGCCCCGGCTAAAGCTACTGCCCCTGTGCCGGTAGTGGTGGTAGTTTCCTTTACCCTATCAGCAACAACAAAGGCCATAATTAAGTCGCCGTTAAGCTAAACGTGTAAGTTACGTTGAGAGTGTCGCCAGAAACCACAGTCCTGCTGCCGCCAGTAAAGTTGGAAGCAGAGAACAAGGTAACCGTTGGATATGTTGATCCAGTTGCTGCATCACACAAGAACGCGCCTAGAACCGTACCGCCAGCATTGATTGAAAACGATGCTGGAGAGGCGGAGTTAGTTGCTACAGAAGGACTCGCAGCGGTAGCGGCAGCAAACGAACAGGCTTTCCGGTTTCCGCTGTAACTCGTAAACTCAGTCCAAGTGTGAGAAGCAATCGTGTCGGTTGCCACGTAGGTTCCAGTGCCGCTAGTTAAACCAATATACCAAGAAGTGATCTTGGTTGCGCTATTGGTGAGGCTGTTACCCACCATGTACTGAAGGCCATAGTTCATTACCAGATTGGGATTCTTTTCTTCCCATTTCAGGTTACCGTCTTTGTCATAGCAAAGAACGTGAAACCGACCAGTCGCTAATGCGTTTTCCATGATTAACCTATCCGAATGATTGCGGTTGTATTAGTAGCCGCCGGGAATTGAACAGTGAATGTAACGCCAGAAGTCTTGTCGTTGCCAAAGTCCAGCACACAAACTGCTGGGTTAGTGGTCCCGTTGTACTTGTAGATTAGCGCTCCGCGAGCCGTAATGGCTCCGGTCCAAGAAGCATTAGTGAATGACCAGTAAGCGACACTGCCTGTCGCCCCCGTCGTAGGGACTTGATTGATAACAAGGATCTGACCCCCAGCGGTATACCCGGCAGCAACAACTTCGCCCGTGCTCGTGTAAGCGGTAGTGGAAGCGTCCAACGTGGCAGCATTGGTGTACAAGGCGATCTTGTACACATCCGTTGTACCCGTGTTGAAGTTGAACGTCCCGCTAGGTAGCCCAGTCAGGAACGTGTTGGTTGTCCAATTGCCTGTAAACGCCATCAAGTCACCGGCTGTCTATATTGACCCGAACGGTACGCATCCTGCCGCTCAAGGCCATCGCCCAGACGCTTAGCAAGGCCAAGTGCTTCTTGATATCGGGTAGTGTACAAAGCGACCATATCTTGCTCGCCTTTCATGTACGTGTACGCTTCTATTAGCGAACCATAAAGCAAAACCGTATCAAAGTTATCGCCCAACCACGTAGTGCCAGCGGTGACAATTGAAGTTGGGTAGTAAAAATAATGCAGCTCAACATTATAAGCCGCGTCGGGCGTAGGCCCAAGGATAAAACTTAATTCTGCTTCGTCAATTGATTGTGGTCCAAACAGCGCGTAGTACTTTGGCTTAGCCGTATCCGTGGGCTGCGGGTACGCTTCTCGGATGAAGTTCACATCTTTGTTCAACAGATATAAATACTCGCCACCCGTTTCGTACACCGCCATCGAGTAGACAGACAGGAAATCCGAGGGGCAGGATAGGTACTTATTCCCCGTTGTAGTCAGCCCAGTTACGTTCCTACGCAAAGATGGGAACTGAATCGTGTTATATATGCGCTGTTCCGCCTGCTTAACAAACGTAGGAATGCTCGCTACAAAGGAGGACTCAAAGTTCTCCGTGTAATCTTGGATAGCAGCCGAAAGAGCGGTGTAGTTCACGCCATTGGCCCCCGAGCCATCACACCTTTAGTAGCAGCACCGGTACCACGGATCTTAATCCCGTCGGTTTTTGGGCCTTTGTCTTTGTCGCCGTCAAAAAACCCTACGCTCAAACGCATGGTGTCCAAACTACTCATTTCTGAAGGTTTGCCGGGGTTCTCTACAGCGGTGACCTTTTTGCCAGTCATCGTGTGCGGAGGCGCGTAGACTTCGGCGGAGCCAACTTCCTTGCCGCCTTGTTTCATACTGTACTTAGCCATTTTAATCCCCTTGGTTCTTAGCGCGGGACATATTGCGGCCAAGGCGCATACGGTCATCCGTAGTTGGACCACCTTTTTTGAGTTTCAGGGCCGTACCCTTACCACCCTTATGTTCCTGCTGGTCATGCTGCTTAAAGGCTTTTTTAAGCAAAGCCTTGTCTTGAGCCAAATCTGATTTTGCCACGATAACTCCTATGTCGTCACAATAGTGACTGTACCCAATGAAACCGCCAAAGCCAAGTTGTTTGGCGTTAATCCGGCGTCATTTGCCCTAGATCCACCTACAGGGTTCCAACCCCACTGGAAAATACGACTGCCACCACCTGCATACCCATCAGCTAAAAGGCCAGAAACTTGATAGCTATTATCTCTTCTAGGATCACGGAGTCCTTGTGGATCATCCACAGGGTACATACCAAGTTGCAACTGTGGTTGGTCAGGATCCCAACAATTTGGGCAAACAAGTAGATTATACGTCTTGGTCTTAATAACTTCTTTGCGAAGTCGCGTCAGTTTGAAGCTAAATCCGCACCGGTCGCACTCCGAAACGGCATTTTTGCCAGAAGCAAACCGATTACCCACTAGATTCTGCTCCCAATAAACATCTGCCGGGGAACAAATCGTACAGCCGCTTTATCGTGATCTTCCTGCGCCGCCAACTCCCAAGCCTCATCGTATTGCTGCTTAAGCGTAGGTAAACGCTGTACACCCTCAGGAATTTTGAGCGCTAAATAGTACGCCAATCCTGCGGCTAAACAAGGAAGAAACCTAAAAGGAACGTCAAAAGTCTTAACACCGCCAGTAGCGTCTTGGATCCTCCGCAGTCGCCAATAAACGAATTGGTAGGGAGTAGACCCATCTGGTGTAGGCCACACCGTAACACTTTGTTTTTGGTTCAGCGTAATACCCGCGCCGGACGTATGCGCCGCTGCTGTAGTCCCATCTTGTCCACGGCAGCAATTCAGCAAGTAGGCTGGGGTAGCGCCCGCTGCTACGCTAAATTCATTGTAGGCGATCAACTCAGACCCAATCGTAATAAACCCAGCATTAGGCACGCCGACCAAGGACGAAATGGGGATAGACGTAGCTGTGGAAGTTATTGTTGCAGCTAAAGTACCAGTAAGAACAGAACTTGCCGCCGTCAAACGTTGAATCCAAACTTGGATTGGACGCCCTTGAGCTAATTTATTTGGTAGCGTAGCGTAGGTAGAAACGCTAATCCGAGTAATCGTCAAGTCTGACTGATTAGCAGCCCCGTTTGCGTTAGTGCGGATAACGTGCTCAAGCAAATCAACTGTATCGTCAGGTAGCGCGTACGTCGGTTGCCCTTGAACAAGCGGAATAACGCCTTGCTCAAACGTCCACATATTGACGCCACGATTAGCCCAATCAGCGAACAAAAGATTAAGGCTGCGTCTAGCAGTACGAAGATCGTAGCCAGTGCGAAGTTCTGAACCGGCGCGTTCAAATGCTTCCTCAACGATATCATTAAGGTCTAAATTAAACGCGGCGGTCCCTGAAGTAGTCATTATCTAAACCTAGCAGTTTTCTTTGCAATCGTTTTGGGTTGCGCTACAAACTGTTTACCCGCCGCTTTACCTGCGCGTTTTGCTTTGGTAGTTGCTGCATACTCAGAAGGGCTTAGGTTTTTAATAGCGTCTTCCGGTAAATACCTTTCCCCAGTTTTACTGGACGGTTTACCACTCTTGGTGCGCCACTTTTGGTCGCCCCAATCTTTAAGAGACTGCTGCGGAGGCTTCAATCCCGGTACCCCCCACCTGCGGCTTTATATTTCTTAGCAACAAGCTGGGCTTTACGGGCTGACCATTGACCTGCGCCTGTGCCTTGAGTGGCAGCGGCTTTTACTTGAGACACAATCCGCTTACGAAGACTGGGTTTTGTGTAATTACCAGCAGCATTCACCCCGCCGCCTTTAGCATACATGGCAACGTCATCCGGGTTATCTTTTCGTTTGATAACCTTTTTTCCCGGCATTTTACTGGGGTTAATGTCCCCCATACCGCGACTAGCCATCATACAAAGCGGCCTTTGGTTTTACCTTTAACAGCGCAGCCATCAGCACGGGATGAAGCCGACCCACCCATCGCCATTTTCTTAACCTTTCGGGTGTTCTTCGTCGGGCCTTCATCTGGCACTGGAGGTTGACCCATGTCAGCCGTATAGATATCGGCTTGCCCCGCCCGTTTTTTGGGTTTAGGCGGCGTCGTTGGGCCCTCATCCGGCACTGGAGGTTGACCCATTTTGGCGGTGTAGATTGCAGCTTCAGCCATGATTTTTCCTTAGCAGGCGTAGCCGCCCTTGTTCATCTTAACGTTTGTACCTTGGGTTTTGCCTTTCTTGGCAATCCCGTCGGCGCGGCTAGAGGCGGAACCGGACGATTGTTTAACCGAACCGCCTTTCTTCATTCCTCTAAGCGCAGCAAGGGCGTTTCCCATAGTCCCACCAGCGGTTCCACCGGGAGCGCCAATCGCTCCTTTAAGCTGGCCCATTGCATCTGCGCGCTGGGCTGCGGCGACTTTGGGTGACATTTGCATCTTGCCACTCATACCGCCCATAGCCATCTTTTTGGTTTTAGCCATTTCACCACCACCTTTAAATTTACGGCCTTTATCAGCCGCAGAGAAGTCCTTGCCCACGGACTGGGGAACGCCAACCTTCTTGGCAAAGGCGGGGCTGTGGGCTACAGCCTCCATAAAATTGTGCTGCTTCTTTGACGTACTAGGCATGACGGTCCATCAGCTTATCAATCTTGGCTTCAAGTCGATCTAGCCTATCCATCACCCGATTAATATCAGCGTGAACTTCTTGCTTGGTAACGTATTCTTTAGCAATCTCTTCGCGGGTCTTGTTCAGTAGCACTTGCAAGCGCTGCATCTCGTCAAAGACGCTCTTGAGAAAAAACCCAACCACGCTGATTCCGACCGAAAGAATGGAGTTCCAGATCGTGTGTTCCATTACAGATAGCGCCCTTTGGTTTTACCACGTTGGGCGCATCCATCTCCACGAGAGGATGCTGAAGAAACTTTACCGCCTTTCTTCATACCTTTACCGGAACGATAATCTTCAAAGGCGCGGGAAAATTCTTCTACAGCACGATTTCTGCTTTTTGGAGTTTCTTCCTCTTCGCCAAGTCGGCGTTTAGCGCTCTTGGAAAGCTCAACTTTATCGCGGGACATCTCAACCGCTTTGTCAATTGCTGGACCTACAGTCTTATCAACAATCTTTTTGCCAAGCTCAGGATACTCTTCATCCAAAGCCCGACCAGCGGCTCTTCCACCTTCGTAAGCTAGCCCTGCTAGCCCCGCCCTAGTACCGGTACGCAATGCCGCTCTACCGCCAGCTTCTTGTTGCAGCCTACGGTTATATTCCCGCCCTGCATCAGCGCGTAATCCACGCCGAATACGCTCAAGATCAGCTTCTTGGGAAGCAGCGGCGTCTTCAAGTGGATGGGGGGTCAGATCCCGTGCATTTGTTTGCCTAGGTGACCGGTAAATATAACCCGGTATTTCTGGTCTATTTAAGCGGCCCATTTTTACCTCAACACTTCCATGCCCGAAGGCTCTTGTTAATACGAGAATCTGGGTCGTTCGCAGTTTTAGCAGAAGTCAACTTCTTCTTCATGCCGCTCATTCTGGCACAGAATGACTTCTTGCGCGAACCTCCTTCAGGCTGCGGGGCTTTAAGTCCCGGCTTACCGGGGTTGGCTGCGTTATAAGAGGCTCGACCCTTGGCGTTCAACCCGCCTTCGGGATTCTTCCCTTCCTTACGCTGCCATGCAGGGGACTTAGCCATTTCAATCTCTTGGGTAGTTTGGGAACGGCGTCCAGCTTTTAGCCGCTTCGTCCCACAAATAAGGAAGCCCATCAGCAGGCGCGGCAACGGGTGCTACCCAGCTAACCGCATCTTCATCCCAAACCCAAGAATCAGGATGCTGCGCGGCCAAAGCTAATTCCCTTGCTTGTGCAAGCTGCTCTGGCGTAGGGGGGGTTTGGTCAATCATCACTTCACCATCAAAGTGGGAGCAGCCAATTGCAGTG